TTGCTTCCTCAATCGCCTTCTGGTTGTATTGGGTAGCAGCCGATCTGGCTAGCCGCTCAATTCCAGTTCTTTCTATCATTTCCCTGCGTTTCAGGTTTTCTCTGATATTGTCGGCATTCATGCCGGGGGAAATCGCAGAGCGTTCCCACGCCGCTATTTCCGGAGCAGTCAACGCGGAACCAAAGAGCTTGTTTCGTATCACAGATTGATGCAACTCATAGTCCTGCCACCACTGAGGTCTTGCGGTGGATGTAGAAAATGGGTTTTTTCTCTCCGCTTGCAGAGCAATATTTCCGACAACATCTGAAACAAATCCGCCATAATCGTCCTTGAATGTAGAGACAAATCGTTCCGATGAATCTAGTATCTGTCCTTTTTCAAGCAGATCGTTCATAAGTCTTGCCGGGAGCGGTTTACCCTGTTGCCCTGAATCTATTTTCGCTTGTGCAAGTTGAGCTTGTATGTCCCGGCCCTGTGCCGTCAGGGCTTCCATAGTCCTATTGTGCATGGAGATTTCTGCCAATCTAGCAGCCTCAGACTCTCTCTTATCCCCGATTCTCTGTAGAGTTGCTTCGTGCGCCTGCTGCGACTGAAGCTTTCTTGCTTCAAGAATATCATGCGATGATTGAAGTCGTGCTGCTCTATCTTCGCCAGCCTTGACAAGATTTGCAGCAAGTTCAGGTTTTCCCCATTTCATCGCCGCCGCAGCTATTCCTCCGGGATCAGGATTGGGGCCTAACTCGGAAATCTCCTTTCTGAAACCTGTCTCATTCTCCAGTTGCTGTTTCGCCAGCAACGCCTGTGGCGTTTGTTGGGACAGGTGGAATTGGAGGTTAATATTTTTTTCACGCTCATCCGCAACGAACGTCTCCCTCTGAACCTCTGGATTCAATATTCCCGCAGCGCCCCGGAGACCCTGGGAGAGTTGGGAGAGCATGTCTGCCATGTTAAACCTCAGAATAAATTAGCAAACGGACTGGGCGGGGCACCCACCCCGGACAGGGCAAGCAAAGCCCGGCCATACAGGTCGTTCTTGTTCTTCTGTTGGGCCACTTGTGAGTCAAGAATCTGTTTCCCGATATTGGCCTGAGCAGTTGCTCCGCTGGTCAGAAGGTTTTGCCTTCCCAAGCCTCGCATTGTGTCGTAACTGGAGATGTCCTGATTTGCGAAACTGGAACCCATGACGCCACGATTGGTCAGGCTGGAATTCAATGATTCCCTCCCCTTTCCGGTTTGAATGTCGTATGGGAAAGCGAGGGAATTAGGGTCGATGCTGGAATAGGCGGATTCCAGTCTTGAAGTATCGAACGGGTCTTGATTACGGGCATAATTGAGCGCAGCCAGACCAGCTCCCAATGCCCAAGGATTGAAGTTACTGCCCCCACCAGCAGGATTGCGAGCACCGCCAGCGCCGCCAGCACCGCCACCAAAAAGCATCCTTGCTGCTTGGAGACCATATCTTCTTACCAGGTCTAAAAACTCAGGATTGCTTGCATCCAGTCCTGCTCCTTCCCCTAGTTCAAATGAACCTGGAACAAACCCTGATTCAGATGCCAGAGGACCCTCTTCAGACAAGCCTGAAGAGCCATAATCAGTCCCGCCAGTAGTTTCCGGTTCCAAAACTGGGTCGTTCAATATCTCATCAAAAAAGTCCATGTTGTTTCCTTCACTTAATCCGCCTGTAGCCGTTAATGCATCGGTCGCACCCAGACCTTCTCCGGCCCCCAGTTCAAATGAACCGGGAACAAAACCTGATTCAGAGGCCAGAACACCCTCTCCAGACAAGCCTGAGGCACCATAAGTCGTCCCGGCAGTAGTTCCTTCTGCACCAGCCCCGGCACCAGCCCCACCCGCTCCCTCTGCACCAGCCGCCGCAAGACCGCCACCGATTACAGCACCGCCGCCCGCGAGCGTGGCCGCAAACACCACGTCGCTGCCGTGCTTATCCCACCAACTGCCCTTTCCCTGCCACTCGATATTCCCCTTCGATCCGGGGCCGTCTCTCAGCAATTCCTGTCCATACTGATATGCGGACATGCTGCGGCCGTGGTCCTCAGACCGCTCTATAAAATTCGATTTTGAGTAATCCCCGTTGTCGCCGCGCACCGGAGTAGGGCCGGGATCATTACTCTGCGTCAGAATCAACATCTGCTCGAAGTCGGAGAAGCCCCGTTGCGCCAACTCAGCCGGGTTTATGTCGCTCCTCCCGTTATGCACCCATCCTGTTTTTGGATTCTTGATGGAATAGGCATATTGCCCCGTCGGGGCGGCCGCTTGTGGCCTATCTCTTACATCAGAATCACTCATGGTTTCCTCATCTTCGTATCAATCGCTGCCCCGGCCTCTAACCGAATACAGATACTCATTCTCAGCGGACTTGCCAAGATAATACAGCATGTCGTATCTCTTTAGATGATCGGGCAGGCTCATCCTGGTTTTTTCGGTTCTGACCAACACGATTCCTGTCTTGCTGGAATGGCGAATCATGTTTAGATAAGCGATGCTCGATCTTAGAATATTTCTGGCACTTGACCACTTGAAAAACAACGCCCTCGGTTCTACGATCAGTCCGATGGTGTTGGCCCCGATCAGAGCAACCGGACCGCGACCGGATGAAAATGCCCTGTTTTCATCATCCATTATCCAGGTATGTTGATAGGCTTTCATTATCTCCTCGATCTGGACAACGAATTCCTCCTGCGTCAAGCCTTCCTTTATCTTGAACGAACCGGCCTTGTAAGCGGCCCATAGAACGCCAAGGTCTTTGGAATACGATTCTCCATCGAGAATCTCGAAGCGACGAGCTTCTGGGCGTGACTTCCTGAACAGTCTGTCCCGAAGCGCCTTCGGAGTCAGAGCAGCTCTAGAGAGTCTACCTGATACTTTTTCGACGACAGCGAGCTGCATGTTATAAAGACCCCTGGTCCCCTGCCAACGAAGGAAAAGTTCTGATGGCTGATCTTGTCCGCAAAGGCAAATCCTTGGTTGAAATAAAAAGCCCCGCCGAAATAGACAGAACCCCCAAAAAATGCCCCGCTGTCCCCTGGTGGCGGGCCTTTCAGCAACACCGTTGCCGTGTTTGAAGTATATTCATCGGCCCAGTCAAGCTCGACGTTGAAACTGACTTCGTTGATTCTTCGATATTGAACATTGCCCCTGGTGATATGCCTTTGGAAATTGATGCCATCGGACTCCTGAATCAAGCGGGCTTTGCGAATGACCTGGATATCAGAACTGCCAGCGTCTCCGTTTGTTCCGGTCCCGTTGAGATCAAATATCCTCCCGGCTGAGTCTCCGAAATAAACGCTGTAAGCGGTCGTTCCGGGCATTCTCATGTACTGGGCGGCGCTGGTATTAAACCCCGCAGTATCCAAAGTGGAATAGATAGACCAGGGAGATGCTTTCGCCCGCTCTCCTTTTTCCCCTACAATTGACCCACCATAGAGAATATCCTTGAACAGTACCAGGACCTTGCTGGACACAAAAAACAGGACTTTCTGGTTGCTTTGGTCGTAAACGGCAATCGCTTCGGTCAGACCTGATACCGTGGTTGAAATCCACCGGGACAGATCGTCCGCTGCCACGTCACCATAGCTCTGGGTTGCGACCAGGGATTCAATATTCCCTCCCCGCCTCATGTAGATAACATCATTCCCCATCGAGACCATCGCCTCCACGCCGACCGCGTTGGAGCCGGGATAGAAGTTATCGAACCTGTAGGTTGATGCACTGGAACCGGACAACTTGAATAAGGAACCCTCGGTAGTCGAAATAATCAAATCCCCTGCAAGGGTTTTAGCTACTCCGTTGATCGGTCTCAAATCCGGCGTCAGGATATAGAACGCTTCTAGCCCGGTCGTGAAGGTTCCGGTAACCGCCCTCTGAGTGGTATCGTAGGAAGTAGGATTTTCAAAAGCACTTGCTACCATCAAGTGAGGCGTATCGGTCGAGGTCGTGACGTTGAACAGCCACACCCGTCCATGATGCACGATGCCATACTTGGCGTAGAGCGTAGAGCCTAATCCGGTCGTCTGAGTTGAAAAAGTTGACCCGTTCCAGTTGCTAACCGGAGTCAGTTTTTTCAAATCAGTTATGACGAGATAATCCCCCAAAGACCAGTATGTGCCCCTCAACTGAGAGGTTGCGCTGGGAGATCCTTTGCTGGTAAAGCTGGAAGCGCCATCCCACAGGTAGACCGCGTTACCGGCCTGAACCAGCGTCGTCTCGGTATCGTCACGTTTTACGAGTTGTAGAAATCCCCTGATGTCCCCGGCGTTGGTGGCCGTTCCTTTGAGATCAAAGGGCGCTCTCGGAATAAGAGCATTGGTATCCTTCTTCAACTCGAAGTTAAAGCTGCCTTTATAAGCCTCATTGATGTCAGGCTGCTGCTGCTCGTTCAGACCTCCACCATAGAATATTTTCAAGGCATGTCCTATGCGTAGAAATACCCGTAAGACTTGACCGGATTAACGCCCTTTATCAGCTTCAACAGTGTTGCCTTGGCACTTCGATAACTGGTGTCTGCATCCAGAATCCTCTGGATGTCAGCTTCGTTCTTTACGTCCTCGAACATGAACTTGAATCTACGTCCGCACATCTCCGAGAATGCAAAATTCTCCTCATCGTTGTGGAATGGCATGTTGTCACTTGATAGAGTCACCATCACCGAGGCTTCGTAATCATAGGTCCATGCCTGACCGTTTTCGGCGCTTGATGGCACGGTGAAGAAACCCACCTGTTTTAGAGTCTGGTTGGAAGGTTCCGAATACCACCAGTTAGGCTGCCCATACTGGGTATCGTAGTTGTAGATATCGGTCTGGAGCTTTTCCAGTCCACCGGGATATTCATAAATCTGCCGGCCCTGACTGGAACTGTAGAAGTGAGGAGTTCCGTAAAATCGTATAAAACCACTTGCCAGATTGTAGACCCTGGTATTAGTGACAAAACTGACCGATCCTGACGTATTGCGTTCCTTGGGAATCAGCCTTTCCGCAATCAGCCTTATCAATTCATTCTGGGTCGCCACGATGGCTATGTTCAACGAGGCATTGTGTTGCACGTCGCTGAACGTCGTAGGAGTGTCGGTGTCTCCACGAATCACCGCATTCAACCTCAAAATCCGAGTGACTGCTTCAAGAAAGGTCATGCGACCTCCACTTTGCCAAACCTGCTGGATAAGGCTTCTTTCAACAGAACGGTCAATCCCTGGCGATTTCTTTGAGAGCCGATGATGTCTCCCAGATTAACACGCGCTGTCAATTCGATTACCTGTCCGTCGATATAAATCGTAATGCCTATCTCATTCGTTCTTTTCATTGGAGTCTTTATTGGAGCATGTTGAGTAGTGACTTTTGAAAGCGGCGGGACGGGCCTTGTTGGTTCAGGATATCCTGTTTCAGAATATTGAGGCTCATCATCACGGGAAAAGCCGTAGGGTTTTTCCACCAAAGGCTGATGTTTAAGCCTCCACCCACGACGCTTCATGCTTCTTATTTGCGCCCTATCGAACTCGTCCATTCAAAACTCCAGTGAAAAGGAGGGGCCGAAGCCCCTCCGAAATTACTGCTTAGAGCTTGCTTGCACCACTCCTGACCTTCGTAACCCAGGTCCCATTCAGAATGGCCGCAATCCACCAGGCTTTCCAGGCAATGCTGGACACCTCGTTGTAGAGGTCGGTTCCAACCGTGCCCACCGGCTTGTAGACCAGATCAACCCCGTTCGGCTTCTTGGGATCGTATCCAGCGGTCGAACCTACCCCGTAGGGCTTGCCCAACCCGACGCTACCAATGGCTTCCTTGCCATAGATATAAGAGCTATACACGTCGTTCAGAATTGCCGTTGCTCCACGGATGGTTCCAGCAGACGTAGTTGTCCCGGCACCCGTCGAGATCGGGATGATCTCGGTCGCGCACCAGCGCACACCACCAACCGCCCCGAACTCGTAGGGCATGGTTTCGGTGTATCCGCCGT